TGGCATTGAAACTGAAAAAGCTGGACATGTTGCCGATGTATTAAGTTTAGGTGCAAATAAAGCTAATTTAGGCGTTGGAGATTTAGCAGAATCTTTAAAATATGCTGGTGCTATGGCTAATACGGCAGGTTGGAGCATAGAAGATACTACTGCGGCAATAGGTATTATGTCTAACTATGGAATAAAAGGTAGCCAGGCAGGTACAATTTTGCGTGGCTCTATAAGTAGACTTGTTAAACCTTCAGAAGATGCGGCTGAAACTATGAAAAATCTAGGTATAGAAGTATTTGATACAAATGGTAAAATGAAGTCTTTGCCACAAATTTTAGACGAAGTTAAAAAAGGGACTTCAAAACTTACAGAAGAACAAAAAATGAATGCTCTTGTAACTATTTTTGGACAGGAAGCCGTTTCTGGTATGAACGCATTAATGAATGAAGGTGGGGACAGTTTAAGAAAATATTCTAAGGAATTAGTTAATGCTGATGGAAGTGCTAAGAAGGCTGCCACAACTATGGAAGATAATCTAGGCGGTAGTATGAGAAGCCTTAAATCTGCAATGGAAGGTGCAGCAATAAGTATGGGAACAGCGCTTGCACCAACAATAAAGAAATTAACCGAACACTTAACAGAGCTAACAAGGAAGTTTGCAGGATTAAACCCAAAAACGCAAGAGACTATAGCTAAATTTGGGATGTTTGTTGTTGCAGCAGGTCCTGCCATAATTACGGCAGGGAAACTAACTACTGGTTTAGGAAGCATAACAAAAGGGCTTTCCAAATTCATAGGATTTTTAGGGAAAACAACTATAGCGACAAAAGGTGCAACAGCAGCAGCAAAAGGAGCAAGTGTAGCTACGGGGGTAGCAAGTAAAGGGGTTAAAGCTATTGGATTAGCTGTAAAAGCAGGGACAGCATTATTAAACCCTTGGACAATTGGTATAGGTGCAGCAGCGGTAGGAATAGTGGCACTACACAAGCATTTAAGTAAGGAAGCTGTCCCGAGTGTAGATTTATTTAATTCAAAGGTAAAAACAACAACACAAACTACAGATGCGTATGGTAACAAAATAGATGTGGTAAGTACAAAAACAGTAAACTTTGCAGATAGTACTAAAAAAGCAGTAGGTGGATTCGTAGAGTTAAATAATGGTGCTAAAAAAAATCTAACCGATTTGTACGTTAATTCTACGAAAATAACAGATAAAACTGCTAAAGAGCTAACAGATAAGTATAAACAAATGGGAGAGCAGATAAAAGCAGGAGAAGATGCAAAATATAAAGAGAGATTAGCTAGTTATAAAACATTTTTAAGCAATAATAAAACTATGAGTGATAAAGAAAAGGCAGCTACTCTTAAATCCATGGAGGATTCACATAATAAAGAAAAAGCAGAAGTTGATAAATATGTAAAACAGATACAAACTATTGCAAATAAAGCTAGCAAAGAGGGACGTGCCTTAACGAAAAAAGACCAAGAACAAATAAACGCAATACAAGAGAAAATGAAAACAGAAGGCGTTAAAAAACTTTCTAAAACGGAGGAGGAAAGTAAAACTATTTTAGGAAGAATGAAAGATTATGATACCCGCATTACCGCTGAACAGGCTTCAAATGTGATAAAAAATGCTGAAAAACAAAGAAAAGGAACTGTTGATAAAGCTAACCAACAATATAATCAAACTGTTGCTATGATTAAAAAAATGCGTGACGAAGATAAAACAATAACTAAAGACCAAGCGGACAAAATGATTGCAGAAGCTGAAAGGCAGAAGAAAGGAAGCATTGATAAGGCAAAGCAACAAAAAGATGGCGTCGTAGAGCAAATTAAAAAAATGGATAGTAATTCATTACAAGATATTGATATCACGGATGGGCATATAATGACTAAATGGGACAAATTAAGAAATTGGTTTAAAAATAATCCCATTACACGCTGGATAAAAACAAAAACTAATGATAGCAATGCTAGTGCAGGGAAAAATTGGACAGGCACGAATTACTGGCAAGGTGGATTAACGTACTTGCATGATGCGCCAGGGAGAAGCACTAATTACGAACTTTATGACCTTCCAAGGGGGACACGAATATTTAACCATGATGCCAGTGAAGATTTAGTGCTGAAAACAGCTGAAAGCGTTGCTACAAAAGTAGCAGGGAATATGCTAAATAAATCCAATAGTAAGGGTAAAATAGAAGTAATACAACATATTTATTGCCCGGTTCCAACTCCAAGCGAACTAGCAAGGCAATCTAAAAATAATCTTAAAGAATTAGGTTTACAATGGTAGGTAATTCAATGGTAGGTGATTCATTTGAATAAAAAAGAAAAGTTTATATTTGAAAACGAAAGAGGGCAGCAGATAGAATTTTCTGTTTACAGTCCTTTTTTTATTAATAATATAGACGGTATAAGTGGGTTAAAAAATATAATATATCAGAATAAAGGCATGGGGCAAGATGGTAGCACTTATATGGGGAGTACGTTAGGCAACAGGAATATAGTCATACAAGGAGCTATAACAGAAAATAAAGAGCAAAATAGGATAAAACTATTAAGCATAATAAATCCTAAACTAAAGGCTAAATTAATTTACGATGACGGAAATATAAAAAAATATGTAGAGTGTGTAGTAGAAACTGCTCCGACAATAACCAAAGACCATAGCCCTAAATATCAAATTAGCTTATTATGCCCTAACCCGTATTGGGCGGACTATGTAAAGCATAAGGCAAATGTTGCATTATGGAAAGGCGATTTCCACTTTCCGCTTATTATTCCACAAGACAAAGGCATTATAATAGGACACAGAGAACCAAGCCTTATTGTTAACATAGAAAATAATGGACAAGTAAAAACAGGAATGATTATAGAATTTTTCGCAAGAGGTACTCTTAAAAATCCATCTTTATTTAATGTAAATACCAGAGAGTTTATAAAAGTTAATAAAGAAATGGTGGCAGGCGAAAAAATTACCATAAACACTAATTACGGCAAAAAAAAGATTATACAAGACGTCGATGGCATTAAAACAGATATACTAAATTATTTAGATATTATAGGCGGTGGCGATACCTTTTTACAATTAGATATCGGTGACAATTTATTTAGATACGACGCCGACGAAAATTTGAATAATTTAGAAGTCAGCATTTACTACAACAATAATTATTTGGGGGTGTAGAAGGTGGAGTTATATATATTTAATAAAGATTTAGAGCTAAAGGGCATAATTGATACTTTCACATCTTTACGGTGGATAAGACGATACCATAAAAGCGGCGAGTTTGAGTTGCACTGCGCCTTAAATTCAGACACCTTGAATTTGTTGCAAAGGGAAAATATAATCTGTAAAAAAGGCGATGACGAAGCAGGCTATATCGAAACAAGGCGATTGAGAATAGACAGCACAGGGCAAGAGTTGTTGGAGATTAAAGGCAAATTTTTAACAAGCTATTTAAGACGGCGGATTAACTGGGGGCAGCTTATTTTTAACGGCAAAACAGAAGAGTTAATGAGAAAATTAGTTAACGATAACTGTATCAGTCCGACCAACAGGGCGTTGCCTAATTTAATTTTAGGCAGCTTAAAAAATTTTGACGATACAATACAATATCAAGATAGTTACGGTAATATTTTAGACTGTTTGGAGAGTTTGTCCAATACAAGTGATTTAGGCTTTAGAAATATTTTAGATATCAATAAAAGAAAAATAATATTTGAGGTGTATAAAGGCATTGATAGGACTGTAGATAACGGGGTTATAGCACCTTGCATTTTTAGCAGGGACTTTGAAAATCTGCTTGAACAAGAATATTTTGATAGCCTGAACAACTACAAAAATACAGCCTTGATTGCTGGAGCTGGAGAAGGCAAAGATAGAAAGCTAACATCCATAGAAGAGGGACAAGGGCTTAATAGGTATGAGCTATACGTTGACGCAAGAGATTTGCAAAATACTAAAACTGTAAACAATGAAGAAGTGTCTATTCCAGATAATGAATATATCCCAATGTTGCTCCAACGGGGGAATGAAAAGCTTGCAGAGTGCTGCGAAGTACGGACCTTTGACAGCAAAATCAACACCCAAGGCAACAACACCTACAAAAAAGACTTTGATGTGGGTGACATCGTGACGGTGGTTGATAAACAATGGGGCATAAAAATAAACGCGAGAATAACAGCAATTGAAGAAATATACGAAGAAAAAGGTTTGGAAATCAATGTCATCTTTGGGAATAATGTCCCAACAATAATTGATAAAATCAAACAGGTGGTGAGATAATGGAAAGAAGTGGTTTTTTTAATGCAATTTTGGACTCAGAAGGTACTCCAGATAGGTCTTATTCAGCTGAGAATTTTGCAAGATATTTTGGCACGTTTATAGGCAATGGTGTGTTCCCTAACCCAAGTACGCAGTGCCAAGTAATAGCTAATGATGATATGACCGTAACGATTAAGGCTGGTAGAGCTTGGATAAATGGGTATATGTACGAGAATACAGATGATTATATAGTAGCCTTAGACGTTGCTGATGGTTTATTAAACAGAATAGACAGAGTTGTATTAAAACTTGATTTTCTAAACAGAGAGATTAAATCTTATGTTAAGAAAGGCACATTTGCAAGTT